ACTTTATTTGATCAAGAAGCTAGGGCTTCAGTAGCAGATTTGTTTGAAAGCAATCCATTACTTACCACTCAAACATTGCTAAAAAATAGCGTACATATTGCAGAATTTGCAAAACAATTTGGTGCTAGGGGAGAATATATTAAACAAATATTTACAGATATAAATAAAAGATATTTGAGAACAGTAAATCGTACCATAAGAAATCAAGATGATCAATATAAAACGGTAGAAGATTTATTTAATAATGTTCCGGGTGTCAAAGCAGCAGCAGCTGCGGAAAAGAAAAAAATTAAAGATTCTTTGGAAGCTTTTTTTGGTGTGTACCACATTGAAAGAATGCCGACAGGAGATGCAGCTAGAGCCTTTGCAACATTTTTACAAACTGGATTAGCTACAACAAGACTAACATTTGTAGCTTTACCAAGTATGGGTGATTGGTTACAAACACTTTCAAACAGTGGTTATAAGGCTGCTGCAAAATCAGCACTAACACAAATACAGGCAAGACAAGGAAAGGTTATTCCACTTTCAAAAGAAGGACTTGCATTAAATCAAAGAACAAAACAAGTGAAAGGTAAAGATGCTACTTATGTTGATAGGTTCTTAGGAAATAATATTCATGATAATGTTTTATCAAGAGAATTATCAGATGTATTATTAATAGGTGATACACTTGGTATGCGACAATACCAAAGAAGAATGACTGACTTTACTAGAAGATTTTTTGAAGCAGTACAGCTTGGTAGGGTTACAAGAATTGCTAGAAACTTTGCATACGATGCGGGTGTTTACCGAGCTATGGATATTGCAAACTTAGTAGGGCGTGGTAAGACTAAACAATTTTTAAAATCTGAACAAGCGTTATTGAAAGAAATGGATACGCTTGGTTTATCAAAAGAAAACTTTTTATATATAAGTCAATTTAAAAATATTGAAGATGCTTTACAAGACAATATGGCAAGATCATATTTAAAAAAAGCAGGAATTATGTCAGCAAATAGAGATGCAATTATTCCGTTAGTAGGTAATCGAAGATTATTTACTCAATCAAAAGATCCGTATGTAAAATTCTTAGGAAGTTTTATGTCATGGGCACAAGCTAAAACATCACAGACTAATGCATTAATTGCAAGAGTTGAGCAAGGAGATGCTGCATTATTTTTAAGAATAGCAGCAGCGATACCAGTTTTTGCAAGTGTTAGAGAGGCTCAAGTAGCTTTATCACCTAATGAAAAATATAAAGAAGGTGTAAATGATGAAACACTTTTCCAAAAAATAGGAGAGGCTTTATCTTATGCTGGATTAAATACTTATGGTATTGATAAAGCTAGAGGTATATTTAAATATTCAGATTATGGCTCTAGTGTTATGGAACAAATGGCACCGGTATTAGGCTACTTGGAAGATATGGCAGAAATAGTTACCAAGCCAGATTTTGTTCCAGAGAACGATGAAACTTTAATGGAAGCATTTATGGAAGGTTTAGGTACAACTGTAAGAGAAGCTGCTGATGTTGTTCCCATATTAGAAGAAGTTGTTCCTAGAGTCGAAAATATTTTAGAGGAAGAAGAACCACAAAATTCAATGCTTGGTTATGCTACAGGCGGTCTAGTAGAAGGACCAGACGTACCCTTCACAAAAGAAAACCCTGCCGATAGAGTTGACCCGTTCACTGGTCAACCTTACCAAGAACAGATGGATAGATTAGGATTTGGAAATGAATAAAGAATTATGTAAAGCTGAAATAAAGAGACACGAAGGTGAAGTCTTAGCAATTTATGAAGATAGTCTAGGCTATAAAACTCTTGGTGTTGGGCATCTATGTCAACCTAGTGACCCTGAATACGGTTGGGAAATAGGTACACCTGTAAGTCAAGAAGTGGTAGACATGTACTATGAGGAAGACTTTGACAAGCATTACATGGAAGCTATCCACGTTATCGGTGGCGACCATGTCTTTCAAAACTTGCCAGAGCCTATTCAAAGAGTCATAGTTAATATGTGTTTTAATCTAGGTGGTTCAAGACTTTCAAAGTTTCGTAACATGATATCAGCTTGTCAAAACCATGACTGGGAAGAAATGGCTAAACAAATGGAAGACAGTCGTTGGTTTCATCAAGTGGGTAGACGTAGTAAAGAACTACAGGCTATGGTTCTTGAGCAGGTCTAATGTTACTCTACACAGAAAAACAAATGGACGTGGCATATCGTATAGATTGTAAAGCCCGTACAAAGTCTGGACTAGCTTGGATATTACGTGAAGAGTTTAGACCACTATATGAAACTTTAGTAGAGGCATTCATGGTTGCATACAGTGAAGACCATCCATTAGCAGATGATGTTCCTGATTATTTATTAGATGCGGTAAACGATTTATTGGAAGGTACTATAACAACAGAGGAGTTGAAATGAAATTTGGAAATGTTTTAAAACAAGTAGTAGGTGCTGTAGCTCCAACACTTGGTACCGCTTTAGGCGGTCCTATGGGTGGTATGGCAGCTAACGTTATCTCTGAAGTGTTGGGTGTACCAAATACACCTAAAGCAATTGAAAAAGCTGTACAAGAAGCTACACCTGAACAAATGCTAGAACTTAAGAAAGCTGAACAAAACTTTGAACTACAAATGAAAGAGCTTGAAATAGATGTATTCAAGTTAGAAATTCAAGATAAACAAGATGCACGTGGTAAGTTTAGTAAAGACTGGACAGCACGTATTATGGGGATTGCAACGCTTGGTGGATTCTTAGGTTATATATTCTTAGTAACCATTCAGCCACCGGAGCAAAACTCTGAAGCTCTTATCAACCTTGTACTTGGTTATCTTGGTGGTTTAGCATCAGCAGTTATTAGTTTTTACTTTGGAGCTTCTAACACACCGGATAAATGAACGAGTTCGTAAGCCTTATCAATGAAGTAGGCTTTCCCATTGCAGCAGCTCTAGGTTTAGGGCTTTTTATTTGGAAGCTGATTAATCGTATCATTGATGGTATGGAAACCAAGCTAGAAACGTTAGACGATAAAGTGCAGACTGCATTAGATACTATGGAAGAAAGAGTATCTACAAAGTTAGATAGTCAATACGGAATTATTGTAGCACTCATTGACCGAGTAAGAGCTTTGGATAATCAAAGCATTAGACAAGATGTACTTTTAAAAACTTTATTAGGTGTACCAAACTTAATAGATATAGATAAATTAGCAAAGGCTGATAGAGATGACCAACGAAAAGATTGATTGGAATTTAGTAATCTGTAGTTTAATATTAATATTCAGTCTTATCTTTACTATATTTATCAATGCTGACGAGATTACCCATAAGTTTAAAAGTCCATCGTTTAATGGTATCAATACATCCAGTCATTATCTGACGATAGAAAACCAAGAGTTCAACAGAAAGGCAGCAATTAAAGCAGAGATAAAAGCTTACCAAGAAGAATTAGAAAGGGATGCAGAGAATACTACACTTGCAAGATTTATAAGAAACTTAGAGTCAAGAATTTATGCACAGCTCTCAAGACAATTAGTTGAGAACTTGTTTGGTGAAACCAAAAGTGAAAGTGGCTCCATAGAATTAGAAGGTAACACCATTGAATATAGTGTTGATGGTGACTTCATAACATTAAAGATAACGGATGCTGACGGAAATGAAACTATTATTACTTTGCCTATCGGTAGTTTCACTTTCTAGCTGTGTTGCTTGGCACTACGATGATTTATTAAATTCAGGTGGTGTAGCAGACATTAGGTTAGAAGGAACATCCGTATTAGATTTACAATCAGAAACTTTAAAAACTTTACCAGCTGCAAAAACTAAACCGGTTGTTGCAATTTACAAAGATAGTTTTCAAGACTTAACAGGTCAGAGAAAAAGTAACAGTCAGTTTGCATTGTTTAGTACAGCGATAAGCCAAGCTCCGGAAGCGTTGGTTATTCGTGCATTTAAACATGCAGCAGATGGTAAGTTTTTTCGGGTGGTTGAACGAGTAGGTTTAGATAGTCTAACTAAAGAAAGACAGATTATCAGGTCAACTCGGGAAGACTTTGACGAGGAAGAAAAACTTCAACCATTACTTTTTGCAGGAGTATTGGTTCAAGGTGGTGTTATAAGTTATGACACCAATTTAAAGTCAGGCGGTAACGGTGCTAGATATTTAGGTGTAGGTGCCAGTCGTCAATACAGAGAGGATACTGTAACCATATCCATGCGTTTAGTATCTATCTCTACAGGGGAAGTATTGATGGAAGTATTGGTAGCTAAAACTATTTTATCTATCGGCATATCGCAGGACGTGTTCCGTTTTATTGAAGCAGGTTCAGAACTTGTAGAGATAGAAAGTGGAGCAGCACAAAACGAGAGTGT